ACCTCGCCTCATATAAGCGTCTTAGCGACCGGCAGAAATCGCGAATCGCGGCATACCTCATCAACATGAACATGGCGAAGGAGTGGAAAGAATTTCATCCGGTTAGGTGGTGGGAAGTGGACAATTCGGGATTCTTCCACCTCATGCACACGCCCACGGGTGCAATCTCTTACTTCCATGCCGTTGATCCCATCACACGTGGTATGCCGTGTTCCGGTCATACGCTGGCGGGCAGGGCGCGATACAGCCAGAATGGTGCGAAGGGTGTGGGCCAGCTTATGGTCAACGTCCTTGGTCAACCCGATCTGAGCGAGGTCAAGCTCACCATCGCCTGCGACTATCTTTTTCCCGAACCGGCGTTCCTGCGCGTGTATAAGCCGATAAGCCCCGGAAAGTATGGCGCGAAAGGAAAATCGGCGTATTCGTTCCCCATCATGTCGGATGGCGGTGGCGGCCGAGGATGGATGCCGGGGTTCGACCCGGAACCAGATGACGAAATCGACATTCTGAAGGGCCTGACAATCGAAGAGAAGGTGGGTTGCTAGAGTTCAATGCGGTAAAAACAAAAGGAGAGAGACGTGAACTATAATCCGGACAGGGTCATCCTGCTCCGCCAGGTCGAACGCATGACCCAGAAAAAGCTCGCGGAAAAAACCGGCATAGCTCAAGGAACGCTCAGTAAACTGCAAAACCGGCAAATCGATTTCACCGATGAGGCCGCGCGCAGAATCTCAATGGCGACCGACTACCCGTTGTCGTTTTTCCTCGACCAGGATCAGCCCGTCCCTATTGTTGAATTGACGTATCGCCATACGTCAAGCGCATCGGTCGGAGAACTAAACGCCATTGCTGCGGAATATGCTCTGCTCCGCTCGGTTGCGCAGAAGCTATCCTCGGTGCTGAGGCTGCAACCCAAAACATCATGGATTGATGCCATAGCTCCAAGAGAAAATGAGCTGGAGCAAAGCCGCATAGAGCGCTTGGCAGACAGTACCCGCACTCATCTCGGACTCAATGAATCCGGCAGCGTCCCCAATCTCACGCGCGCCATAGAAAAAATGGGCATCGTGGTGGCACCGCTCCATGCCTTGGCCTCGAAACAGACCGCACACCTGAACAGCGACGGAGTGACGCAACCGAACTGCAAGGATATGCCGACCATCGGATACAGCGCGAAAAACAATACGGGTGACAGACTCAGATTCACCATCGCACACGAGCTCGGACACCTAATTCTGCATCGATACCGCAGACCCCAGCTCTATCGGGAAATGGAGAGGGAGGCTCACCGATTCGCCGGTGCTCTGCTCATGCCTCAAAACGACGCGAAGCTCATCATGCCACAGCGCCTCATGCTCACCGATTTGGTGCGACTCAAAGCAGGATGGGGCATGTCCATATCATCGATGATCAGTCGCGCGAGCAACCTCGGAATAATCGACGCGGACAGAACCCGATCGCTGCAAATCCAACTTAGCGCGAGAGGATGGAGAAAAGAGGAGCCTGTACACGTCGGTGACGAGCATCCGATACTACTTAAGCAAATGATTGTTGCCGGATACGGAGACCCGGCCGACCCAAATAAAGGGATAGATACGTTCAAGGCCGAAAACAGCCTCAACGTGCCATTCCGATTCCTAGACCAATGGGCGGATGGGCTCAAAGAGCAAGGAGCCTCCATGGGATTCGGCTCAAAAACATTTCGGCAAGCGGACAACTGACCGATGCTCCGAAGCCGCCCCGGCGCTCGCAAGAGCGGCCGGGGCGATTCCGTATATACGGCGGTAGAATCTAAACAAGCCGCATCGAGCCGGCCGAACGAACAACGAGGTTGGAGGCATGATGCCGACAGGGAATAGAAGACTTGCATCGCAGATGATGAACCCTATGGAGATAAGCCTTGCCGATGAGGTAAGGAAGACGCTGCAGGCGGAATGCTATGGCGCCGCCCTAGCTCTTGCGCTCACAATTCCGGATGCCTACGGGCAGATTGCCTTTCCGGAAGAGAAAAAAGTCGGGAAAAGATACATGGACTGGTACCGGCAATACTGTGGATATGCCCTTAGCTCAAGAATGGGTAAGGACCCGATGCCGGCCTTTGATGCCCTTGCATGTTACAAGCTGCGCTGCGAACTGCTTCACAACGGCGATGCCAATATGGAGACCAAATACCTGTACGAGTTGGATGACCAAGGGAAGCTGATGCGGAATGACGTCAATCTTGAACACGTCTCGTTCTCATTGCGCATTGGACTGAGTTCGAAACTCGGCAAGACGTGGGAACATGACGACGAGGAAAACGCGGAGTACAGCCTCGTCGTATCCGTCGAGGAACTGTGTCTTGCGCTATGTGATGCCGCCGACCGATTCGACCGGAATACAGAAACGCAATGCCGACCTGAACTGCGACCGCGGATAGTCATAGATGATTTAAGGAACGTGACAGCGTATCGATGGCGGTCGAAACCCCTGTCGGCAGATGAAGTGGCGGAATGATGCCAAAAGACGGCGGTAGAATCTAAACATAGCCGCATCGAGTCGGCCGAACGAACAAAGAGGTTGGAGGCATGATGCCCGGAAAACGTCAGGCCAAGCGAAAGGCGTCGATGCCCAGAACCATCGGTATGGTCATATTCCGGATTCTGGCAATCGGAGTATGGATATTCGCCCTGCTGATTTTCGTTGGCGGATTGAGCACCGATTTCCTGACATGCACCATAATCGCGCTAATCATCGCATTCGTCGGATGGATGCTGTGGGTCGTCGGCGACATGATCCACGACCCCGAGAAGATTCGAGCCGAACAACGCGCCGCCAGGGCCGCAAAAGACCCCAGCATCGTGCTGGACGAGGATAACGAACACGAGCGAAAACGAGCAGCCAATGGTCACTGGGACGGACACGCAAACCACGGACATGCACAGCCCAATGATGAAACATCGCCTGCGCTCGCCGGCGTCGAGGTAGAGGATGGCGAAGCGTTGGCGTCGGCTCATCGAGAAACGGGACAAAGTTCTACGTTGGCAAGGACGATATCGCCGTCGCCGATCATCATCCCGCCAAAAACGCTGTCAGTGTCGGCGACTCGGGAAACCGAAACCGTCTCCGGTTCATACCCTGCCACAATCTACGTCTACGACCCACGCCCCATACTCAAGCTAAAAGAGGGGCGTGCCGAAAAAATCAGCGTTGTTACCCGTCCGATAACGCTGAAAAGTCGACTTAACGGAAGGCAATGGCGCAGCGGCGTGGATGATGGGTATGCGGTCGAATACAAAGGGAAACCGTTCGGCGTTCTCTTCAACCACATCGCGGTAATCCACATTCGTGCAATCCTTGAATCTGGCGCGAAAAATGTGGAACTCGTGGCCATGCGCCAAGGATGGTACCAAACAGGCGTTCCCGAAATCTACGTCATGGTGCCAACGCTGGAAGAGGCGAAGGAAAGCGAAACTGGCAACGCCTCGCTCAAGGAATACGAACAGCGACAAGCATATGGAGCGGATGTGGTCGCCGCAACGGCAATATTCCGCGTCTCGGAGAACAACTGGAATGGTCCTAGAATTCCCGACGAAGGGTTCATCGCTTTCGAGGCCACTGTCGAACAGCTACCGGTGCCGGAAGGATCGCAGGCAAAACCGCACTTTGCACTCAAAAGCGGAGGTGTCTTGCTCTCGGAAATCACGGCGCGGTCGACGGCCGCATACTTTGCATCTGAGCCACTTGTTGGCAAGCGATTGAAAATACTCGTTAGCCGCTACTACACCAGCCTCACCATAGAGGCCTACGAGATATGACAAAATACCCCGGCGCTCATAACGAGCGACCGGGGCGTTTTGTTTATTCGGCGACTGTGGACTACTAATTATTGTGTATGGAATCTTCGGCCTTGATCCGGTCGGCCCATGCGTCGATGTCGATGTTCTCATGGTCACTCGAAGTTTCTCGGTTATCGGTAGCTTGGTAATCTTCGATGACCCCTGCGTCTTTTGTAAGGTGCTCGGCGTCGGCGATGATGGAAGAGAGCGGCATGCGCAATGCTTCCGCAATCTTCCTGAGTTGTTCATAGTCGGCGACTGTATTGAGCTCAAGGATGCGTCGGAGGGTGCCATAAGGCACTCCCGATTCGATAGCCAGTGATCGTGTCTTGAAATCACGTACGGCCATAGCTCTCTTGATTGCGATTGAAAGCGCCTTTGATTCAATCGTCGCGGTCTTCTTTCCTGTTGGCATGTGAGACATTTTACTTACATATGAAGCATTCTTGTTTCATATGAGACACGCCGTGTTTTGAAGAGCGCAATCTTGGTTTTATCATGTCTCATATGAAACAATATTTGCTTGAAAACAGGCATTTAGGGATTGCAATAAAGCAGGTCCTCAATGAGTCAGGAATGACACAAGTTATGCTCGCTGATCGGGCAGAAATTCCTCGGAACACGTTAAACCGCAAAATCAATGTCGGTGTTTTTAACTTTGACGAGCTGCGCCGCATTGCGGGCGTGACGCATCGTCCTCTGTCCTCAATCATTGCCATGGCTGAGAAGCTCGACACCGCCGAAAACACCATTCCAGCGCTCGCCGAAAGCGAGATGGCGTGATGTCATTCAGATTCACTGTCAGCCTCTTTGAAGCTGATCGGGACGCCGGGAGTCCAGATGCAGCAGACATCACGGCCATCCTCAGGAAGAGTGAACGCGAGCCCGTGGTGCTTTCCCTCTCTGACGATGGACATGAGAGTGTCCGCCATCTTCTTGAACTTCGCATCGGAGACCGGCCCGAGCCGATGTCCGTTGAAGTGAACGTACCACGATGGCGTATGACGTTCCCCGTCCCTGACCGTTTCACTGCTCGAACGTTCTTCCAATGGCTCCATTTCATTCTTCCCTTCGTTGGGCTGGTTGCTTGGTTGGCGCTTTCCAATCTAGCCCGGCGAAGGGATACCCCAGACCACAAGAAGATGTGATGGTCGAGAAGTACATCGAAACATTGCCGTTCACGGCATCCGTGTTCGTCGTGGCCTTGACAATCGTTGCCGTATTAGTGGCTGTCTTCCTTCTGTTCATGCGCCTCTTGGATGATCACCCCGTCGTGTTCGTCATCGTGATGGTCGTGATCACGTTCCTCGTATTCAATTTCCTGCTCTCATTGGGAGGAGTGGCATGATGTCCAGCAAGGATTCAATGGCGTTGGCCGTCGGTCAGGCGATGCTTGATCGTATTGCTGCGTCTGCTCCCGAGCTCAGTGGTGTAGGCGACATGGACGGTGACGTCATACCCGCCGACCCCGATGTAGACGAACCCGGCACTGGAGTTGAGCCTGTCGATGGAACGCTGGTCTTCGACTACCTTCTGCGTGAACAGCTCGTCCTTGAGCGGGATCTCGCCGAACGCGGGTACTTTATCGACGATCCTGTCCATGATGGTCTGGTCTTCGTGACGGACGAACACGTGAACGTCAGATGCTTCGTGGGGGCAGTCGTTGAGCAGGAAGACGGTCGACGATTCGCCATCGAATTCACCCCGCCATTTGTAGACCGTCTGATCCGCGGTAACGCTCAACGCCCTCTGGCTGATCGCATTCGCGTCTGCGCTTATCTCGTTCGCCTTGCCGGCAAGACGGTTGGCCTCCTCGGCGACCCCCTTCGCGTCAGCGGCGATCCTGTTGGCTTCCTGCGCAATACGGTTCGCCTTCTTCGCGAGCAGATTCGACTTGCCCGTCTGGAACAAGGCGAAGACGCCGCAACCGCCGCCAAGCAGACCGACAAATCCACCCAAACCACCGATACCCGACCAAACCCACTGCAAGAAGGAAACCAGACCACCCATAGGCACGATTCTACGGTGACAGCATCCAAGGAGGTGGCGTGATGAGTGGCCAACCTATCATCTTCGACTTCACCGTAAGCATCGGGGGCATGACCGCGCCGATCGCGCGAGTCACCCTCGACGGTGCCGGAGAACAGGGCAGCAGCCTTCTGAGCCTTCAACTGGCCGAAGACATACCTGACTTCGTCCGAAGCATGAGCAGCGCCGCCGCCGACCAGATCGGCAAAGCGCTCCTGATGGACGCCAAAACGGACGCGGGATTCCTGCCATCCATCACACTCGCCGACTATCTGCCCAAGGGGGTGACCATCGATGCGAACCCGAAAGCAAAAGCATGACGGTGAAACCATCACGCTCGCCATCATCATGCTGCTCGCCCTCGCATGGCTGCTCACCCACGACGGCTGCGCCCACCCGATCGGCAACACCATCGCGCTCGCCGTCTACGTCGCCAGTGGCGTACTGCTCGCACTCCCGTGGGCGATGGAAAAACTTGAACCATACCTCACCGAAAGCGAGGACCAGCAATGAACGAAACCAAGATACTCGAACACGTGGCCCTCATGACCAGACTCAACGAGCAGGGAGTGCGCGCCGAAACCACGAAACAGACTCGCAAGGCGCTCGCCGACCAATACGGCGTGCGGATCCCCGTCAACCAGACACCGCTCAACGAACGTGAATCCTGGACGCTGAACTCGGCCGCGAAGGTGTGGAACATCGACTATCACGCACTGCTCATCGCCGCGAACAACGGCACTCTCACCACATTCCGTCCGCCAAGCCGACGGGGAACCAGAAGCTGGCGACGTGTCACCCGCAAGGCGATGGAGGAATTCATCGCCCAATTCGAGGAATAGGCATGCGCGACAGAATCATCCGCGTCACGGGCCTGATCCTCGCGCTCACCGGTCTGGTTCTCCTGCTGGTCGGGGCCCACGAGGGCAGGGGAGAGCCGATGCTCGGCGGCATGTACTGCTTCACCGTCGGCGTGCTGCTGCCATCCACCACATACCAGGAAGATCCAGACCAAGAAGACCAGGAAGAACCGAAGGGAGACTGATTTGGCCAAAGACCCAAGCATCTCGATCATCAGGGGCCGATTGGCCGCTGACCCGGAATACCGGACCACGGGCAACGGGATACCGGTCGTGAACCTGCGCATCCTGTCCAGCGGCTGGGAGAAGGACACGGCCGGCAACCCGGTCGATGTCACGCCCACCAGCTGGCAGTGCGAGGCATGGCGCGAACTCGCCGAGCACATCGTGGCATCGCTCGGCAAGGGAGACCAGATCATGGCCACGGTACGCCCACAGACCAGCAAGTACGAGAAACGCGACGGCGGCACCGGCTGGTCCACACGCTGGGTCATCGAAGACATCGGACCAAGCCTGCAACGCGCCACCACCGCCATCACCCGCATCCAGCGAGGCCAACACGCGACGCCGCAGCCGCCGCAGTCCGGCGAATACGGCGAATATACGGCACCAGCCAATGACCCATGGACCAATTAAGGAGCATCATGACCACGAAATACACGACCGAGGAAGTCAAGCAGCTCTACAGCATCGCCGTCGACCAAGGGTGGGACGCGCTGGAATCCAACGAAAAGATAGCGGTCGGCCGATACTGCCGCAAACACGGCATCAACCGTCCCGGCCTCGAGCCCCAGACGGCGCCATCGCCACTGCCCGAACAGGCCACCGAGACGCCGGCACCACAACCAGCCGAGGAAACGCAAAGCACGCAAACCCAGACCGAGACCGGCGCCGAACCGATCACAGGCGAACAGTATTTCAAGCATCTCGGACTGGGCCCGGCGGAGTCCGTGGAAACGGAGATCAGCAAGCTCGAAACACCCCAAACAGGCGACGCCACCGCATCCGACACCGATCTGGAACTGCTGCGCAGCGTCCGGTTCATCGAACGCTGGCCCGACGACATCGTGACCACCCCTGCGCGAACCGCCAGCAAATGGAAGCGGATCGCGCAGGCATTGCGCCGATTCCCCGACCGTCCGGCCATCGTCGCCGAAGGCAAAAGCCGTCGCCGCGCCCTCGAACTGCGCCGCTGCCTGCGCAACGCGAAATTCGTCGGCTTCCAGCCCAAGGGCTCATACCGGGTGGAAATCGCGCCCGACCGCCGCCACAAGGACTGCTACGTCGTCATCGCACAATATCGGGGAGCCGAACAATGAACGGCAACGACAACAACGGCCAACCGCTCGACATCATCGTGCAGGGCACGCCCATCACCAAAGGCAGCGTCCAACCATGGCGAACCAAACACGGCAAAGCGGTCAGCGTCGACGCAAGACTGCAATCCTGGGAAGCCGCGATCCGCGGCACGGCCGTCAGCATGATGACCGCCAGCGGACTCAAACCCTACGACTGCCCAATCTCCATCACCGGCGAAATCCGAGTGCCCCGAACCGACAAGCTCCACGACCTGCCCGCATGGCAGACCGCGAAAACCTCAGGAGGAGGCGACCTCGACAAACTCCAACGCGCCATCGGCGACGCGCTCCAAACCACCAACAGCCGATACCCCGGCCGAAACCGCGAGGGAGTGATCTCCAACGACAGCCGCATCATCCACTGGCAGATCAGCAAACGCTACGCCGACGAAACCCGCCCCGAAGGCGTCTACCTGACCATCCGACCCATCAGCACGCCGGAACTGCCCGACTGGCAACCCGCAACCCCAGCCGGGCGAACCATCCACGACAACCTGCAACGCCGAAGCCAACGCCTCGCCGACATGCTCCGCCAACACCCCCACGACCGAAAGGACACCACCAAGTGAGCAAACACAAGCACCGCCGCCAAACCATCGAACACCAACGACAGAAAGCCCGCCGCAAGCGCCGACCCCACACCATCAACCAGGAACCACAAAACTACGAGAACCGCGAGAACCAATGAGCACCATCATCAACACCACAGGACACACCACCGGCATCACTTTGACCGACGCCGACTGGAACACCACCCACATCGAAAACGGAGACAGCAGAATAACCATCCTCGCCCACACCGACGAATACCCCCAACTCGTCGCCGACCTCGCACTCCACCTCACCACCATCACCCCAAACCCCGGCATCCGACAAACCGCCCAAGCACTCGCCGAAGCCATCAACCAAGGAGCGTGACCCGCACGAAATGACCCCCACCATCACCCTCATCGACACCACCCGACTCAAGCCGAACCCCAACAACCCCCGCAAGAACATCGGAGACATCACCGCGCTCGCCGACAGCATCCGCGCGCACGGCATCCAGCAGGAGCTCGTGGTCACCCCGATCGCCGATTCAACCGATTACAGGGTGGTCATCGGCCACAGGAGGCTCGCCGCCTCCCAACAGGCCGGACTCGCACAGGTACCATGCCGGATCATGGAACTCTCGCCCAAGGACGAACGCGAGCTCATGGTCATCGAGAACACGCAACGCCACGACCTGACACCCATCGAGGAAGCCGACGCCTACCAGGGACTGCTCGACCTGGGCAGCAGCATCGAGAACATGGCCGAAAAGACCGGCCGCAGCACCGACTTCGTGCGCCGCCGCCTCAAAATCGCGGGCATCCCACGCCTCACCCGAGCCCTCGCCAAGGACTTCAACCAACTGTCACTATCCGACCTGGACGTGCTCGCCGAATTCCAAGGAGACGAAACCACCCAGCAGGAACTCGCACGCCAGGCCGGAACCAACAACTGGGACTGGACGGTACGCAAAGCCCGCGAGGAACGCAGGGGAACCGTGTGGATGAACAAGGCGCTCGACTACCTGCACCGCGCCGGACTCAAAACCTGCCAAGCACCCTCGAACTGGTGGAATGACGCGCCGGAAGGCTACCAATACTCAACCTGCATCACCAACATCCAAAACACCAGCTTCGAAAAACAATGGCAGAAGCTCATCGGCAACAAGCCGAACATCGACGCCATCATCGGCCTTGACGAAACCGCCCACAGGACCATCGTCTACGAACGCATCCCCCAAGACCAGATCGACAACGCCAACCGGGCGAAACAAGCCGAAAAACAACGCCGAGCCTACGCGCGCGAACAGACGAAGAAGGCACGGGAACTGCACGATGCCAGCCAAGCCCTGCGAGCCGAATGGATCCATAAAACCCAGAACACATGGAAGAAACCCATGATGCAACAGGCCCTCCTGCACCTGGTAGACGGCGAAATCCTCGGCAACGACGAATACCGGTTCCCCGCAGGCTCCGGCGACATCAACTGGTCAGACAAGACCATCGCCGCATACAACCGCATGACCACGCCACTGCCCATCACCGGCAAAGACCCCGACAACGGCATCTGGCACATAACCACAGGCAAAAACCTCGACGAACTACGCCGACGAGCCCGCACAGACAACACACGCCAACTCCAACTCATCCTCATCCTGCTCGCACGCCGCGAAGCTGACATCAACCCCGGAGCATGGACCAACAAAAACCAGCTGGACAGCCTGCAACGCATCAACGACTACTACCAAGCCCTCGAACTGCTCGGATACAAGCCCAGCGACGCGGAAACACAGGCGCTCGCCGGCAGTCTCATCGAGGTCATGAAGGAAGGAGACGACCATGACGACGATAACGATGCCGAGTAGACGCCAGACGGCACGCCAACGCTGCAAATGGGCGGCCGCGTGCGGCGAACTCGACGCCATGGGAATGCTGATCGACCAGCTGGCCACCAGCGCGGGCCGGCTGCGCGACCAAGGCGCTCCCGAAGACGTGCTCGAAGACCTGACCATCACGCTCGCCCGATTGCGTGAAACCCGCAAGGCGGTGTCATCGGCCAGCCGACGACTGTGGGCCCGAGTGGAGGACATGCCATGAGACGCCAACGACTCTCGCCGACCATGGTCGAAACACTGATCGCCATGCTCAACCGCAACGCCTACCCCGCATACGAAAACAATTCGCGCACCTTCGCCAGCCTGGAGGAACGCGGACTCATACAACCCGACATCGAGGGCAACTGGAGCCTGACCGACACCGGCCACCAGACCGCCCTCAAACTACTCAAGAGGTGACATCATGAGCTCACTGCTGTACGGGCGGGCGAAAAGAATCAAGGTCGGCGACCGCTCCGCCAAACTCTTCCTGTTGATCCTGTGCGACTACGCGGACGAGAACAACCGCGCATGGCCAAGCATCGACCGGCTCATGGCCGAAGGCGAAGCCAGCGCAAGCACCGTGCAACGAGCCCTGCGCTACCTCGAAGACCACGGGCTCATCACCCGAGACGAAGACTACGGCACCCGCTACCGCGCAGACCGAAGCCCCTACGTCTACCACATCACCCTCGACGGCCACAACCACGTCGAATACAAAAACCGTAAGAACAAGCAAACCACGAAAAAACGGGGTAGCACCAGTGACACCCCGTCAGATTCACGGGGTAGCACCCATGACACCCCGCAACCCAACCACGGGGTGTCACCCATGACCACACGGGGTGTCACCCATGACCATCACGGGGTGTCACCCATGACGCCACGGGGTGTCACCCATGACACCCAATCTCTTAAAGAACCATCATTAGAACCACCAAGAGAGAGTACGCGCGCGCAAAAAACAAAAACAACCATCGAACAAACGTTCGACTCCCGCAAACAGGCGCTCGCCCTCTACCAGCCGACACCAGACCTCACCGCGCTCGCCGCCGGCTACGGACTCGACCCCGACTGGGAGCTCGAAAAATTCAAGGACACATGCCGCGCCAACGGAAAAATCCCCTACGACCTCGACGCCGCATGGCGCAACTGGGTCAAACGCGGCCGCGAACTCAACATCGGCACCCCGACCGAAACCACGACCACACCCACCGACCAAGCCACGGAACTCGAACGCCGAGCCCGCAAACTCCTCGACACCAGCACACCACTCAAAAACCGCCAACCCGACGACGGCGAGCGCCTGCGTTGGCTGCCACACGTCACCCGCCTGCTCGCCCAAGGCACCGACGCGGCCCGCATCGTGGAACTCCTGTGCCAGGCCATCGACCGGGGCGAACTGGACGAGGCCGCATGATGGGCAGCGTGCAAGCCACCATCGACTGGCGAACCGCCACGCCGGAAGAGCTCGACGGCCACCGGTGCATCATCACCACCGTGGACGGCACGATCATCGACGGATACCTCAAAGCCATCCCGCCCTTCACCCCCGAATACCAGCTCACCCGGTTCGTGCTCCACGACCGAGACCTCTGCCTCGGACAACTGCGCATCCTGTCCCTCAACCCCAAACACGGCACTGCAATCCTCCAACCACACATCCGCAGCCTGACCGTCACCCGACAAACCAAACAACCAACCAACGAAAGGAATCCGCAATGAACAACGCGGACATCACCAGCCTCATCCACCAGGCACTCGCCGCCGACTGCCAGATCACCATCACCCTCACACCCAAGAACTACATCACCGACGATCAGGCGGAAACGGAGGATAAGCAGTGAACCAGCGAATTACATTAGCCAAACGCATTCTCGCACTGGCCGCCATCATGTTTTGCATCACCGCGCTCGCAGGCTGCGAGGGCACTCCCATCGACTCGTCGGCCGACAAGCACACTGAAGCGGTCACGCAGAGCGAATGCTCCACCTACAACGCCCAGTGGGAAACCTGCACGATCACCATGCCGGACAGCCGACGCGTGACCTGCATCGCACACAACAGCAACGCCGGCATCTCCTGCGACTGGGCCCACGCGGACGGAGCCGACAAAGGATGGACGGAATGAGCGTCAAGCAGTCCATCGAAATCGAAACCAAAAACCACACCACGCTCATGATGGGGGTCACGCCAGCAGGACAATTCAAAGTCCGCTTCGACCACTCGATAGAACATGAAATCGATTGGCATGACGTACAGGAACTCAACAAGTTCCTCACACAAGTCCTCGATCGAGACATACCGGAGGAACCCCAATGGCAATCCTGAAACACACATACAAAGTCGCCATCACCCGCACCAACATCGGATACGACATCGTCATCAACGAATTCGCCACCGACGGCACCCACCGCGAATACGAACGACGACACCACGCATGGGCCCTAACCAGCCACGGAGCCGACCGCGCAGCCCAACGACTCATCAGCCGCATCAAACGACAAAACCAGCGAGACGAACACCCACGCGAATACACCATCGAATAGGACACTGATGAACCACAAGCCAAACCGATTCAACGACATCCTCACCAACATCGTCACCGGCGTCACCATCACCGCATGGGGAACAGCCGTCATCCTCCTGCTCATCAAACTCGCCATATGGGTATTCCAATAACCCGCAAGACGACACCAGGCATGAGACAATGGACACGGGCCTGATGCCAACCACACGCAACCAACACACCACCAAGACCAGAGGGGCATCATGGCATCAACCACCACCGCCAAACGATTCCACCACGACCTGCGCTCGCTGGCGGACGGTTACGGGGTGCTGTGCCTGATCGCCGAACGCAAGGCCAGCGTGATGGCCCGCCACTCCGGCCACGGCACGAGGAGCGTGGCGCCGATCCCGTTGAATCTGGGCGCATGGCAACTCAGACAGGACATCGACCGGCTCGTCGAATCACTGGCCACGGCTATCGGCCTGCGCTACCGGCACATGGACACGGTCTCACTGCTCAAGGGCATCATGCGCTACGAGCCACGACTCCTGAACCGGCCCGACATGCCCGCCATCGTGGAACTGACCCGACAGGCCGCCATCAGGCTCGACCGCACACTCAACCCGCCACCGGAAACCAAAATGATCGGCTGGTGCCCAGCCTGCGGGTTCGAACTGCGCTGCGACGAACTCGAACTTAAATCCGGGTACAAGGCATGCGACAGATGCTCCGGAGAATACCGCATCAAAGACATCCAACGCGCCAGCATGCTCAGACTCGCAGTCGGAGAATCACGAGGAACAGCAGCCGAAATCAGCCGCCTACTACAACCATGGGGCATCGATATCAAGAGCAACACAATCTCACATTGGGGCGCTCGCGGGCTTATCCAGCCGGTGGGAATGGACGGCGAGCGCCCGGTGTTCCTGGTGTGGGATGTGTGGCAAGCGCATGTGCGCAAGGATGGGTGATCGGTGAATCTGTTCACGGGATTTGACAAATGCGAACTGTCCACGTATACATGTCTATAGTTGGTCATTTCCATGAGATCATGGAGGTGGCCTTTCGTATATCTCCTCGAAATTCTTCAGGGTCGGCGCATGAGTTCCAACCGTACGCATAACCGTGCTTTCGAGAAAGCCAAGCAGGCGTTCTTCGAGGAAGGCAAGCGCCTGGACTCCGAGGGAAGCCCCGCCGCCGATTGCTGGATCTGCCACAAGCGCATCGACTACAGCG